TCTCTATCTATTGGTGGTACATTATCCTGTAAAGATTCCAATTCTCTCGTAAATTCTAAAGGATATAAATCAACGCGCGAAGATGCGATCTGACCCAATTTTATAAAAGTAGGACCGAGCTCAATAATCTGTTCTCTCGTCCATGCACCAAATTTTACCTGATCCTTTTGAAATTGTTTTCGTATTAAAAATTCACCTGCAAACTTCCATGTTTTAGATTTATGTTTAGATGGTAAATTTAATTTAGGAGTTATATTTAACGCACATAGCGCCATCTTAATATTCACATATAAAAAAAATACTTATAGTTTTTGAGCGTTTATACTTATAAATGTTAATACCCGTACAAGCTAAAATATACGAACCGATGTATGAATATAATGATAAAAAATACATAAGAGTAACAATACCCGACAAATTTAGAGAATATGTCGAAAAGTCACACGAACGTAAATCAAATGTTATACTCTATAATAATAAACTCGATAACCCACTTGAAGGAAATGTTCTGAAACTAAAAGTACCGTTTAGGTACCGTAGAGTCATGTGTAACGTAGAAGGTGATAAACCTGTTCAGTCAATGGAAAGAGGTGACCGTGTTTTAATAGAAATACAATTTAATGGTGTTTGGAACACTCACGAACATAGTGGATACTCATGGGTATTGAAGTATATAAAGTTTTTAAACTAATACTATTTAAATGAGTCTTACACGGTCAGGGTATATAACAGACGATTCGAATGAAGTAAAAAAAGAACTTACGGTTCGCGCCGTTATAAACACGGAATTTGGATTCCCACCACCACCATTTAAGGTATTTAGAAAGGCAAAATCTGGTTTGTGTGTACCCCGCTTTTACGGAGAAGATAAGTTCGGACCTCCCAGAGAAGATCGTCGTCCAGAGCCAGTTAAAATATCGACTAAATTTAATGGAAAACTTCGTGACGAAACGCATCAAAACGATGCTTTGGCGGCAGCACTTAAAGCCGGACACGGTGTTTTATCACTTCCTTGTGGCTTTGGGAAGACGACAGTCTCTTTGGCTATAGCGTGTAAATTGGGGTACAGAACAATGATTGTCGTTCATAAAGAATTTTTAGCGAACCAATGGCGTGAACGTATTCAACAGTTTTGTCCGGGTGCTTCTATCGGAATAGTACAACAGGACAAAAAAGAAACGGAGTGTGATTTTGTAATCGCGATGCTCCAATCTTTATCACTCAAAGAGTATTCATTCAGTGATTTTGATACAATTGGCACACTTATAGTTGATGAAGCACACCATATATGTGCTAAAGTATTCTCACAATCTCTTTTCAAAATGTGTCCTAAACACGTTTTTGGGTTATCGGCTACACCTACACGAAAAGATGGTCTCACGAAAGTTTTACACTGGTTTATGGGACCAACGTTTTTTGAAGTCGAACGTAAAAATCAAGAACAAGTCGAGGTTTTCCCTATAGAATACACGTGTGATAGATTTCACGATCCACCGCCGTGTACGCGTTTCGGTAAATTATCACTCGCGACCATGATTACAGAACTTACGGAGGATAGACAAAGAAATATAGTTATTTTACAACTCATAAAGGATATAGTAAAAACAACGCGCCAAGTTCTCGTTTTGAGTGATCGTCGCCACCATTGCGAAGTCATGCACCAAAGTTTTAAGAAAACGTCGGGTTTATACATGGGTGGTATGAAAGAAGCTGACTTAGCAGAATCAAGTAAAAAGCGAATCATATTTGCCACGTTTAGTCAGGCACACGAAGGTCTCGATATACCTACCCTCGATACAGTTATTTTAGCGACACCCAAATCGGATATCGTTCAATCTATAGGACGAATCATGCGCGAAACAAAAGGTAAGAAGAATAATCCACACATTTACGATATATTCGATCAATGGTCGATATGTCACGCCATGTATAAAAAACGCTTAAAAGTGTATAAACAAGGTGGATTTCATATACCAATTTTAAATTCACAAAAAAATGAAGATGAAACACCGTTTAAAAAAGGTGAGTGTTTCATTAACATCTAAATTATAATCATTCTTATTTGTAAGAATGCCCGGTTGTTGTGAAACAGGTCGAAATGTACAAAAGTACAGGGGCGGAGGTGGAGGTGGAACTGCATCCACACTCCAGGAAGCCCTCGAAAATAGTAACGTAGCTACCATAGATATAAATCTCGTATCTGGTGCCAAATTTAGAGGCGACGGAAGTGCTTTAACAGGTATATCAGGTTCTGGAGGAGCAGTCGGAAATCTACAACAAGTTACGAATCAGGATAACCAAACAACAAACGAGATCATTATTACAAATACAGGAACATCTTTATCAGCATCTGGTGCTATAAGCGCATCGGGAAATATCACCGCACCTTCTTTTATAGGGAGTGGTTCGAGTTTAACCGGATTAAACGCAACAAATATAGCTTCCGGGACACTAAATATAAATCGAGGAGGAACGGGTGTAACTACAGGTCTAACCCAACTAAACGCCGGTAATATTACATCTGGAACAGTTCCATTAGCGAGAGGTGGAACGGGTGCTACATCCGCATCTACAGCTGCGGATAATTTAGGACTAGGAACGGGAGATTCTCCGGAGTTCACGGGAGTTAATATAGGTCACGCATCGGATACAAAGATTACGAGATCGAGTGCGGGTGTCATAGCCGTAGACGGTCAAAACGTTTTAACAGGTGACGTCGCTTTAGGAACGGGAACGTCTGGAGATTACGTTGCCACAATTACTGGAGGTGATGGTATTGCAAGTACAGGCGCAACAACCGGTGAAACCATATCACATTCATTATCCGTAGATACAAAAACAAACGGAGGCTTAGCTATAGAAAATGGTAAACTTGCACTTAAATTAAACGATTTATCGATAACAGGTGAATTAGGTATAGGTGATGGAGGAACGGGTGTAACTACAGGTCTTACTGTTCTAGATGCCGGTAACATTACGGGTGGAACACTTTCTATTTCACATGGAGGGACGGGTGTAGCTACAGGTCTTACTGTTCTAGATGCCGGTAATCTTACAACTGGAACGGTTGATACTGCACGAGGAGGAACGGGTGTAACTACAGGTCTTACTGTTCTAGATGCCGGTAATCTTACAACTGGAACGGTTGATACTGCACGAGGAGGTACGGGTGTAACTACAGGTCTAACCCAACTTAACGCTGATAATCTTACAACCGGAACAGTTCCAATAGCGAGAGGTGGAACGGGACAGACAACTGCATCTGCAGCTGCAACAGCTCTTGGATTAGGGACGGTAAATTCGCCACGATTTGCAGCTATCGAACTAGGACATGCATCGGATACCACAATAGCACGTTCGGGTCCAAGTAAAGTAACTATTGAAGGTCACGAGATACGAACAGGGACTGTTGAATCCGATAAAGGTGGGACGGGTCAGACATCTTATAACGTCGGTGAGATACTCGTGGCTAACGACCCAAATAATACCGGAACGCCCACTTTATATAAACTTACACCCGGTTCATCCGGGCACTTTTTAAAATCAACAGGTAATGGTAGTTTTCCCGTATGGGCTAGTGTAGCCAGCGTAGGTTCCCCTACACCTGGTCAGCTCTTTACAGGGACTGGTTTAACGGGTGCAAATGCAAGTGGTAATCCTCCAACTGGTGGTCACACCGGTGCAGCCAATACGACAATTTCAGTTGATTCCGCCACTCAAAATGTAGCGAGTAAATTGGTGATGAGAGACACTTCGGGTGATATTAGGGTCCAAGAAGTAATTGTAGGAACTACTGGTGGTACTACGGGTTCGTTAACATCTACCGCATGGTCCGGATCGGCGGCAACATTAACAAATGCAAGAAACATCGGTGGTGTTTCGTTTGATGGTTCGGCGAATATAACCTTACCTGGAGTAGACACAGGTGGTACTCAAGATACAACTGGTAAAGCAGGTTCAATAGCAAACGCAGCGGATACAACAACAACCACAGATCAAAATGTTGCTTTTCTAATTGGTAATAATGTTAAAACAAATACAAACTTAACCATTAATCCAAGCACGGGTGAACTTAAAGCGACTCAATTTACCGCGGGTACGAATGGGTTTGTAGATTCTAATTTAACTAATAAAGGTGCTGTATATGTCGATTCAAATGGTAAATTAGTAAGTACAGCTGCAGGTACAAGCGGACAAGTCCTTGTAGCAAATACAAATGGTATTCCGGTATGGAGTAGTTCCAGTGGTCAATGGGCACAATCAGGTACGCTTATATATTACAACACGGGGAATGTTGGTATAGGAACTCAAGTTCCCGCACACCGATTAGATGTTAACGGTACAGTAAATGCAACTTCATTCAGAGGCGATGGTTCCAATTTAACAAATGTTCAGGCGGGGAGTTTAACAAACGAAGCATCGCGAAATATATCTATTTCTAAAATTGATGTACTACCAGCTACATGGAAAAGAGAATAAATAAAATATTCATAATTCATAAGTATGACAACTAATCATTCCGCATTACCAACGTCATCAAAATTATCAAGAGGTATAAAAGGTTCTATTCAGAGAATTTTTGTAGGTGAAAAAAATAATAATCAAGTTGTCGTATATAAATATAACATAACAAATCAAGAGTGGTACAAAGAGACTACCATATATTCACCTGATTCATCCATATTAAAATTTGGATTTTCTTTAGCTGGAACAGATGATGCTTCTATATTAGCTGTAGGAGCTCCGGGTATTACAGAAGGTCGAGTGTATATATACGAAAAGGATAGTACGGTAAATGGATGGTCACAAAGAGGTACTACCATTATACATCCAATGATTAATTATGGTGGTACTGGATCTGATGGGTTCGGGCATTCGGTTGCATTATCACAACATGATGGTAATATTCTCGTTGTAGGGGCACCTTTTTATAATGAACGAACACCCGCTTTTGCAACAACGACTGATTATTCAGTTTGTGAAGGGCGTGCTTTTATATTTAGATATGTGGGTGGAACTGGAGGATGGGCTGGATCTGCATACTCTTTTGCGGGGACTGTTAGTTCACCTTCGGGTTTTTTAAATAATACTCTTCCCGCTTCGTGGAGAGACTTTTATTTTGGGTGGTCTCTAGATATATCAGATATAGGTAATATGATAATTATTGGTTCTCCATCTATTAGAGATTTAGATGATATAGCTAAAAACAATCAAGAAAAAGGTGATTTATTCTTTGACACATCAGTATACGATGAATATTACAACTCTGTTGAAGTATCTGATCTCGAAACAAATTGGGGACATACCGGTAACGCACACGTGTATCATAACCATACTGTTTTATCTGGTACTAACTCATGGACCAGTAATGTAAATGTTACAGAAGTTATAGACGTAACTTCAATAGGTGGTATAACAGTAGATACAGAACCAGAAAAGATTCGACCTTTTGAAGCTGTTGGTACATCTGTAGGTATAAATAGAGCTGGTACCCGTATATTTGCAACAGCACCTTACAGTTACGGTACTTCAAACGCGTCACCACAAATATTTTCTGGACGAATCTATACACTTGAATGGAATAGTGTAACAGGGACATGGGATGAAATGGGTAGAATTAATAAACATATTAATGGTGGTATTAATTTTAGATTACTCGGATTTTCAGCAGAATTTGACGGTTCGGGTAATAGAATTGTTGCAGGTGCACCGGAATGGGTATCAATAAATAGAAAACTTAGGGGTCACGTCGAAACATTCGATTGGAATGGTGAAGCGTGGGTAAGTTACCCTACCAGCTCCGTCAGTGTTGATGTAATTACAGATGAAACGTTTTGGTTTTATCAAAACATGCGTTTTGGTGATTCTGTATCCGTTGATGGAGAAGGTGAAATGATTGCTATAGGTATGGGTGGTAATAACTTATACTACAGTAGTTCTAGTACTAATTTACCACGACCTTCACAGTTGAGTGTTTATGGAATCACATATATAGGTGGTGCGACTACAACTGTAGCTGGTAGTGATTCGCATATTCTTACAGGTTCATCTAATATTTGGGTATATAATAACCCACAATCTATGATAGTTTCAGGTAACATGACTGTAAGTGGTTGTATGCAAACATCTGGTATTGCTGTAGGAACAAACGATGATACCGATACGTCTAGAAAAACTATATTTTTTGGTGGTACAAAAGCTGATAACGCCTACGATTATACTGTTATAGAAAATCGCGTTTACGAATCTGCAGAAAAATCAGAACTACTCATATTTAAAGGTGATAACAATGCCGACTTCAACGGGGGAGGAATATATGGACCCGATAGAATACGATTAAAAAGTGGTCAAATATGTTTTGATTTAAATACGGGGTATGAAAGAGATGGAGAAGATATACGTTTCACCATGAATAAAAATAAACTTCAAGGTGGAAAATTTGGTGTAAATACAGCTTCACCAACGGAAGCCGTAGATGTATATGGTAAAATTAAGTCTTCACAGGGGTTTATAGGACGCGGCGAAGAATTAATAGGTCTAGATTTACACGATAGTCTAATTAGAGTCAATAATAATACAGGTATAGCCGGTTCATCTTATAACGATCTCATATTGGGAGAAATGGGTATGGTTTCATCCTCGACTACGTACCCAACAGGGAATTTAACAAATAATACGAGTTCCGGATGTACAGTGGCCGCCTCATTCGACGTTACTAATGCTTGGAAAGCATTTGATGCTACGTCTACTGGTTTCGGTAGTGCTTGGCAACTTGATACCGGAAGTGCATCTGGAGCTCAAGGTACTCCTCTTTATACGAGGTTTGGTCCAGAAATCGGTTACTATTTTGGTAATACAGAAAGGTTTCCTGGGTACCCGGGTGAATGGATTGAAATTCAAATGCACACCGCCCCTAAACTTTTACTCACGGAAGTATTAATAAACGTACCAGGTTCAGGATCTTTCCCAGTTAATTTACATGTATTTGGAAGTGATAATGGTACAGATTATTATCATGTACACACCGAAATAAAACCATGGTCGTATATTGCATCTTTCAATACAGACGTTTCTGTATTTACAAGGACCCCTTCAGTTAATGATAGACCGTATAATAAGTTTGTTCTCATATGTAGTAGAGTAAGAGTCCCGTTTAGTGGAGTTTATTGGTCTAACATACGTTTAAAGGGTAGTACTTTATCAACATTCACTAAAAAATTAAAACTCGATAAAACTGGTAAAATTGGTATAGGAAATGCGAATCCAGCCCATGCGTTAGACGTTACAGATGGTGATATTAACATATCGACTGGTCGTAATTACATGATTAATGGAACCCCACAAAAGTTTAGTCCTTTTTCCATTAGCGGAGGTAATAATTATGAGATATACGCGGATAATAGCAATAATAAATTATCCATTGGGACTAGTGATTTTCCACACTTAGTAAATATAAAAGGATCGTCGACGACGTATGCAGATTTATTACTCACGAACAATACCGAAAGTAGTAGCGCGAGATTACTTCTAGGAACACCTTTAAATGCTAATTCATCCGATTTAACTACGTGTGCGTTTAAATCCGCTATAATAGCTTACGGTAACACTGGTAATAGTACATCCGATTTACACTTCTGTTTAAATAGCGGTACGAGTAATGGAGCGTCGGGAACGGCTACTTTAAATGATTCTAGAATGGTTATAGCAAATCACGGTACGTATGTGGGTAACGTCGGTATTGGATTGGCATTCGGGAATTCCCCAGCACACAAACTCCACGTCGTTGGAGATATTGGCCTAACGGGTTCACTGAAAGAAATAACTACGGGTAATGATTGGTTACCGTCCATATCAGCTAATGGTGGTATAATAAACGATAACGGTTCGCTCAGAATCGATTTAGCCGCCTCGCAAAATTCAAGCATTTTACCAGTATCTAACGGTGGGACGGGTGTAAATGGTTCTACTCATGATGCTAATGGTTTATTCTATTACGGTAGTGCAGTACATACAACTCTAGCACCTCCGACAGTCAATGAAACAATACTCTTAACGGATACCGCTGGTGATGCACCTTTGTGGGCTCTGATAAGTGATGGTCTATCCGTTGCAACAGTATCGGGACCGGGACCAACAAAGAAAATTAAAGTTTCTCTAGACACAAGTGGTGGTCTAGCATTTAATAATAATAATGAACTTAAAGTTTCTCTAAACACAAGTGGTGGTGGTCTAGCATTTAATAATAATCAACTTGGAGTTTCTCTAGACACAAATGGTGGTCTAGGATTTAATACTAGTAATCAACTTCGAATCGATTTTAATAATACAAGTAGCATAGTAGGTCAATTACCCGCATCTTTTGTTGCCGGTGGTACTAGTGGTAGTAGTCAGTGGTCTTATGCCAGTACTGCTAATCCACCTGAACTTACTTTTGATAGTAGCGGTAATGGTGAGGTTGTTGGTATTGGAGGTAGTCCCTTCTCTTCTCTTGCTATACTAACGATTTATGGTACGACGATAATTGATTCAAATTCGGGTACTGGTGGTATTTCTAATGGTGATCTATATGTTACCGGTGATATATATGTTACCGGTGATATATACAAATCTACTAGTTACTTTAAAATAGATCATCCACTCCCAAGTATGAGCAATACACATACACTTACCCACACTTGCATAGAAGGTCCAAAAGCCGATCTCATATATAGAGGTAAAGTTAATCTAGTAAACGGAAGTTCTTCTATAAACTTAGATACAGTTTCTAACATGACGAGTGGTACATTTGAAGCACTAAACAGAGACGTTCAATGTTTTACAACGAACGAATCCGATTGGGACGCAGTAAAGGGGTCAGTATCTGGAAACACACTTACAATATCGTGTCAAAACGCATCTTCTACAGCAAACGTTAGCTGGTTAGTTATAGGCGAAAGAAAAGATAAACACATGTACGATACACCCTGTACTGACGATGACGGACACGTCGTACCCGAAAAGGCAAAAAGTACATAAACACTAATTAAAAAACGAAATCACATTTACCATGCTGGAAAAAGCAGGATGGTAGATGGTTTAGTCGATCACTTTTTATTAGGAAGTGCGTCCATAACCGCTAAGGCAATTACGCCCGCAATGAAAAACATAACGACGAAATTGCACTCCGTATCGTCTTCACCGAGGAAAGACCTAGAACGTCTAGGTCTCACCGCCGCCTGTGGTTCGACTGGGGTCGGGGGTGCAACTTCTCGCCGCCGAGAAGGTATCTCCATAGGGTCTTCATCTAAAGGACAATACCCTATCATTTATAGTAAGTTTACAAATTAATTTCGACGGTCTTTTTCTTTTTGCCACCCCCTCTTTTCGATTTGGTCTGGGTGGAAACTTTGACTTCTCGCACTTCGTCTTCGCCGCCTTCTTTACCTGTATCAAAATTTGGTGGTTCGGCAATATCCGAAATATCGTCTTCGATATCAATTTCTGTATCATCTGGTTTATTTATACTTGTTGTATTCATTGGTGGTTGTGGGGGCATCATAATATTTCCCATAAGACTCGAGATATCAAACCCCGGACCTTGCATTTCTCGTCTCCCGTTTTCATCGACGGTTGGTTCACCCGTACCCTGTTGGGATTTAGGAACTGTGTTTTGTACCGCAGATACCATGTTTTGAACGAGTCCTGGGTTTTGTTTAATCACATCGTTCATGTTAGGCATGACTGATTTAAACATACTATTCGTTAAGTGAAACATCATGGCCGATCCACCAAGCATCATAATAAGTTTTACTTCTGGGGCAACGTGCATTTTAGTTCTGTATTTCACGTACAATTCTTCAAAAACTTCATCGTAATCGTCTACATTTTCCATAACATTTTCAGACCACCCGTCGAGCTGAATTTCAAATGGGTTATACTTTTTGTTTAAGAATTCAAGACCGGTCGTACACGCGACGAGCATACGTCTCGAAAACTTTATAGATTTATCAACGTCTATACTATACGTAATTCTCTTTACTTCGTTTCTAAGTTCGTCTATTGGTGAATATGCATTCAATCTCTTGTTTACCGTAAACCCTTTCTTTTCGAGTCTTCCGAGTTTGTTTACGAGATCAGCTTTTTCTTCATCTATAGTTTTATAGCCTGGTGTTGGTTTTTCCTCTTCCATATAAGGCATTCCGCCACCTCCTCCGCCACCTCCCGCGTACTCGTACCCCGGTTCCTCTTCTTCGTATTCACCGTAATCGACTGGGTCTTCTGGTGGTGGTACCGAAGGTGGATTTTGTTTATTTGGATTTGCGAAAGAATCAATATCTTCCTGAAAAGATTGTGTTTGTGGTGGTGTAAATTGTGTCTTCATGGGTTTTGGCATTTGTTTTTTCACAGGCTGAGGTCTTGGGATTTCAATTTCAATCTCATTCATAAGAGCCTGTTCGTTATCATCAAGTTTCATCACATTTGTATCACTTCTATTGAGGATAATCTCACCGTCCATTTAATCTTTATATTGAAAGTATTCTAATTTCTTTAACGCACTTTATAAAAAATATTTGTTCATAACAAAAATGAAACTCAACTCCACCAACAAAAATACTCTCAAGGCAATCGCTATTGTCTTCTTGATGTTATGTGCTCTCGCTGCCATGAGAACCAGTAATTACCAGACCGTCGAAATTGAAACGACGAATGAAGGTTCCCTTTTTGATCTCGAATCGAAGCCATCGTGCCTCGGAAACTCGTACTATTCCGATAGTCGAGGTGGTGTTTGTGGCGGACAACAACTTGTCAAGGAACAGTCGAGTTATAAGATGAAGTAAAATCTCCAGTATATATAAATGGCGTTAGTGACTAGTCAGTCAACTTTACCCGATTTCGAATATGAATATCACACCGTTATCGTTGATTCCGTTGATGATTCTTCAAAACAAAAATTTACTACATTCTTCCCAACACCACTCGAAAATATAGTCCAGGCTCAATTAACAGCTGCTCATATTAACGGTACAGGTGGAGCGCACAAACTCGTCCACCTCAAAATTGACGAATTAAGAACTTTCTTTTCTCAAAGAGGAAAAACAGATCTTGATACGGCCGATGATAATATGATAAACGGTGTTTTTGGTTCTCTCGTAACAGATGGAACGTCTCGACTCCTTTTTAAAAATGAATACCCAGTTATTCAACAATATTATAACCCAATAAAGAAACTCGATAGAATGACTGTTGAGTTGTTAAAAGAAACAGGTGCAGCGGCGACGACGACCGAAACCTGTTTAATATTTAGATTCGTTTGCAAAAAAAGAAATTTAGCCTTTTAATATTTTCAGGGCGTTATGTACTTATAATTTTAACCTTTTCTTATTATAAATGTCTTCTGGTGTTGTTCAACTTATTGCCATTGGTGCTCAAGATAAGCACATTATGGGAAAACCAGAAATTTCATTCTTTAGCTCAACTTTCAAACGGCATTCTAATTTTTCACAATCCACAGAAAAGCAAACGATACAGGGAGCTGTGAAAAATAACGCTATGTCATCGATCAAATTTCCAAGATCAGGTGACTTATTAGGATACACATACCTTACTATAGACAATAATGCAAAAGCACTTGATATTCAACACTGGGAAAATGTAATCGACAGGGTCGAATTGCTTATCGGAGGTCAGGTTATAGATACACAAGACGCCGCGTTTACCGAAAGAATAGCAATAGATACGTTCGCGACGAACGTTTCTAAAAGCTCGAACGGTACACACCCAGGTATAAGCGCACGTTCATACTTTTACCCTTTGCGTTTCTTTTTTTGCGAAGGTCCTCAATGTGCTATACCCATAGTTGCTTTACGATACCACGAAGTTGAATTACGTATTCACTGGGGTCCTCAAGCGGGTAATTATAACGTCGAGTGTTATTCAAATTATTATTATCTCGATAACGAAGAACGCGGAAACTTGGTATCAAGAAACCACGATCTAATCATAACACAAGTTCAAAAAAGTATTCCTTCGCAGGAACTTACACAGGAACTTACTTTTAATCACCCCGTGAAATATATAGCATGTTCCGATACAACAACAGAAGGTGCGTTAACATCCGCGAGTAATAAAATAAAAATTGAGATAAACGGTCTCGATATAGGTAATTACAAATGGGGAAAACCACACTTTATGGAAATTCAAAATTATTACCACACACAATTCGTAACTTCACCCGATTTCTTTTTATACTGCTTTTGTCTTTCGACGAGCTCACTCCAACCGACAGGAACGCTCAATTTTAGTCGTTTAGACTCTGCAAAGATACATAGTCAAAATATGCCCATAAATGAGCCAATATACGCCGTAAATTACAATATTCTCAGAATCGAAAATGGTATGGCGGGTTTGACGTATGCAAATTAAAAATACTTACTTATATTAAATGGTTAAAAATATACCTACCATCGAGCGGTCTACCAAAATCCGGTTTGGTAAACACGCTAATGATAACCAGGCCGAAAACACAATTGTTTTTAACGCGTCAGATGCACCCATAGCGGCGTCAACACCAGGTTCACTTTATATGACACCTTTACGGGTCGCAGAATTAGCAGGCGCAAACTTTTTCGCGTACCACGCACAAACATCAGAACTTGTAGATTCGGGTGTAGCTACAGATTTGTTAGGCGGTATTACTTTACAAAATGCAACTACTGTAGGTAACACTACAGCAAATGTAGTTGAATTTAATCACCCAACAACATCTTTCGTTACATCATCTAACGTAGGTATTGCAAATACACTCCCTACCCATGCTCTATCTGTAGCCGATAAGGTTTTTATTAAAGGGAAAGTGGGTGATAATGATGATCTCCGAATTGTAGGTAATACAAAAACAGATAGGTTAACGACTACGGGAGACGCGGTCGTTATCGATAAAGATAATACAAATAAAATTCAAGTTTCAGGTATTATACATACTGGAGATATACAGGCAACAGCTCACGTTGCCATAGCAAACACAAACCCACAGGATTTATTTACTTTAGGTGCCGTTGGTCAAACCGTTATGAATGTACCTACCCAAACGACATATGCTCTAGAAACGACCGGGAATATAAACGCACAATATTATCACGGTGATGGCGGTCTCTTATCAAATCTCAATTTACAAATTGTCACCGATAAATCGAGTATAACAACGAACACGCTCGATCTTACTAACCCAACAACATCATTAAAAGCGTATAGTAATATAGTTGTCAATGACTATATATTTGGTAACATAAATGGGTCTAATATAATTACGGCAAGTGAAATTACCGGGTATAATATTACGGCTACAAATCAAATTACTTCACAGTCGACTCAATCAGACGCGATAATAGCAAATAATGAAGTGTCGGGACCTGACATTATTGGAACATCGGGTATATATGGTGAAATAAAAGGGTCTAATGTCGTATCAGCAACTAAAGTTAGTGGTTCGATAGGTCTGTATGGTGATATACTAGGATCTAATGTTGTAGAAGCAGATAAAGTTAGTGTAGGTGTAGGAGGTATATTTGGTGAAATAAAAGGGTCCAATAACATATCGGCAGATAATATTACTGCAACAAGTATAACAGGTTCCGGTAGTGGTATAACAGGTATAGGTACGGGTAATATAAGCACAGGTGTTCTCACTGTCGCAAGAGGTGGTACAGGTATTGGTGATACATATACAATAGGTGATATAACATACGCATCTGCACCAGGTACACTTAGCACATTAGGTGTATCGTCGGCAACTGCAGGTCAATTTCTCCGATTAAACACGGGTAAAACAGCACCAGAATGGTCCGATGTTCCACTTACGTTAGACGAAGTGCTTGAATCACAAACAGGTGTATCTAACGTTTCCAATGCAGTTATGACATTAAATAAAGCTTCGGGCGTGGCTCTAGAAGTAACGGATGCGCAGGTTGCATTAAACGGTACGGGAACTGTATTGGATGCATCATCTGGTACAATAGCTGCATCTACTTTTCAAGGAAACGGTTCGAGTATAACTCACTTAGATTTAGGTCAGGGTACTAATACTGGTGTAATTCCTATATCTCGAGGTGGTACGGGTGCTGGAAGCTTAACTAATCAAAGTATACCGTACGTGAACACTTCTGGCGTCTTTGAGGAGAGTAAAACAACTTATAACCCAACTAATCACATTACATCTATTAGTTCAAACGTAGTCATTTCTGGAAACTTAACTGTCCAAGGTAATGTTACGGCACAACACACAAACGATCACTACATTACCGATAAAATATTTGCAGTCGCACACAACAATACCGTAGACGCAAAGGATATGGGGCAACACATGACGCGACCAACCGCAAACGTATTTGCAGGTTTTTTGGGCGAAACTATAGGTAAGGAATATACCATCGCTTATACAACAAGTAAATCCGAAAGCGATACGGTTGTACCAACTATGACAACGAGTGATGGATACATAACGGCAAACGTTTGGGGTAACGTGTTATCCGGTAACGTCACGACAACAGGTACAGTAACAGCGGATAAGTTAATCGTTTCCGGCGCAACTGGAATAGATGCAAACAATAGTATTGTAAATGCCCTATCGGTTAATGCAGGGAACTTCTATGGAGGGAACTTCTCGGGCAATGGTTCGGGACTCGAGGCACTTAATGCTAGTAATGTCAGTACCGGAACACTTGCTACTGCACGTGGTGGTACGGGTGTAACCACAGGTCTTACTGTACTCGACCCCGCTAATTTGAGCTCACAAGTCTTACTCGCCAAGGGTGGTACGGGTTTAACTACAGTAGCAGAAAACGAACTGTTATTAGGTCCATCGTCTGGAACTGCGTTATCTAAACTTTCTCCTCACACAACAACAAGTAAAAAATTCCTTAGAAGCGATAATACCGGAGTAGCATGGGACGACGTTTCTTCAACTTTACAGGCTATTACAGACGGGGGTGCAACAACAACACATACAGTCGCGTTTAATAACACGACCACGGGTTTAACATCCGCGGGTGATATCGATATCGCAGATACAAAACAAATCGATTACGCGGGTGATGTTTTACTTAAATCGTCGGCAGGTGCAGTAGCATCGTTCAAGATCGATAACGCTATAAAACTCGACCCAGCTTACGCAGCACCTACGAATAACGTTTTATCGTTTAACACGACGACCGGTGAGATTTACGATTCAGGGGGACAAGGTGGTTCGACACTCGATAATATTCACGAGTACAAGGCAAATGTTTCTATAGGACCATCGGTCGCAGCCGCTAACCTTACAGTTAACGTATTCGAATCCAATGTACTCACAGTTTCAGGGAACGTAGCAGCAGATAACATTACGATAGGCGCTTTACATGTCGCCGCGTCACCGTTCAATTTAGATGATGTTGCAATGGCAAGTGCAGGTGCAAACGTAACCTCAAACGTAATACAATTTACAGGCCCGCACTCGAGTTATAATTCGGATAATGCGTTTGTTACAACAAATAGTATTAAAATTGGCTCAAACGTAAACGCGCTAGGTAATGTAATATCACAAAATATACAGCTCACGAACCCAGGTATAACAGCAACAATGTCATCTACAGACACAATAACCATAGATGCTAAAAATAAAAGTTATGGTACAGCACCACTCGTTCCACTCACAGGCGATTTAGATAGCCTCGTATATTCAAATCTTATAGACGGGGCTCAAATAGTTGTACCCGTATTTGCATCAGGTGCAGACAGGAAAATATCTAAAAACCTAACAAACGTAAATTGGTACGTCCAAACATCAGACCTCTCCATTACAAAAGACGAACATGGATTCATGACATTATCAAATGTTGCAGGTAATGTATACATGAACTCAGTAGCATTCACACAAAATTAATAAATCAGAACAACACCTGTTTTTATATTATATATGGGCTTAAAAATAAAAAACCTTAGTATAATATAAAATATGTCTGGAGGTATTGCCCAACTCGTTGCAATCGGTGCGCAAGATGCGCATCTCGTAGGTCAACCTGAAGTTTCTTTTTTCAGGTCCAACTACAAACGTCACACAAACTTCGCCCAAACTGTCGAAAGACAAACTATCCAGGGCAACCCAGCTCGAGCTGGTATGTCAACTGTTCGAATTGAAAGAAAAGGTGACATGCTCGGTTACGTCTATATCGCTAATAGAGCGGGTAATGTTACCGATTGGGACCAAAACGTCTCCAAAGTTGAACTTTTGATCGGTGGTCAAGTCATCGACGAACAAGATTACGATTTCTCTACTGCTCTCGCACCAACGGTTATGAACCAAACGTACTCGAGAGCTCAATACTCGTCGGAAAAATTCTACCCACTCAGATTCTCGTTTTGTGAAAATGTCCAATCCGCGATCCCATTGATTGCACTTCAATACCACGATGTTGAATTGAGAATTACATGGGCTGATCATGCCTCTATTGTCGGAGACCTCGAAGTGTACGCTCAATTTCTCCACCTCGATACCGATGAACGCACGGCGCTTTCCAATACACCACAAAACATGCTCATCACACAAACACAAAAGGCGATCGCTTCCACCGGTAAAATCCAGGAACTCAGCTTCAATCACCCAATGAAATATTTGGTCGCGACCAATTCCATGTCTGCCACCGCGAAAGTCAAACTCCAAATTAACGGTACGGATGTTTCGGATTCGAAACCAGTTATTCCACACCACACCTCGGTCCCAGTGTATTACCATACACAGGCTGCGGCGGTCGCTGAGAATATCTTATTGGTTCCATTCTGTCTCGATACTGCTAAGCTCCAACCAACGGGTTCGCTCAACTTCAGTAGACTCGATTCCGCGAGACTTGTTTCCGATAGTACGGCGTTCGCTCATACTATCTACGCCGTCAACTACAACATCCTCCGTGTCGAAAATGGTATGGGTGGTTTGATGTACTCGAACTAATTTAATTTTTATAGCCACTTAATATAAATGTTCTGGCAAATAGTTTTTATCGCAGCTTTTATATTTATAATTACTTACGATCCCAAATCCGGAACTTTGAATCATCTCGTCGACTCCAAACAACAAGAACCAGCTCAAAATGCTGAGTGTAAGGAAGGACATTACCAGGAGATTCAATTTGCTCAAATGGGGTATGATTGCCCAAAAGAAAATGGAGTTCAGATGGGTGCGATTATACATACTTAAAAAATTCACACTACATTTTAATATTAATAATGTTTACCTTTGATCGAGATACTATTACAATAGTAGCCGTAATTGTCTGTATTGTTGCCACTGCATATATGTACCGGGAACTCAAAAAAACGAACGAAGAGATGGAAGGTGTCAAGGGATTTAATGGAAAACTTGTTTCATTTTTATCCAGGCCCAGACCATCCCCTTTTGAAGAATCAGAGTCTGAAAAAGGAAACACGTTACAAACCCAAGTGGAAGAGAAAAATCATGAAAATCAGGAATCCGAGGAAGATTCATCAGAATAATCATCTCCTACAATTATAACTTGCTAATGAGCAATGAAAAAATACAAGGCTATTGCAATACCTGTAACGTTTACGGGTGATAAACCAAAGTTTCTGACTGTCCGAGACCGACGATTCAAAGATTGGATTTTCGTTACCGGAGGGTGCAGGCGTAGAGAAATAGTAAATCCAATACGATGTGCTTTAAGAGAACTAGAAGAGGAAACAAGAGGGGTCGTTTCTCTTAAAAAAGGTCAGTATTCAGATTTCAAATTCGTAGTTAAAGAAAGTCCAGGCGTTGATTTAGAATACAACGTCTTTATATTTTTCGTAGATTATACACCGCAACAACAATCCGATCTCATCAAGAAATTCAACGATGAGAAACAAAAAACAAACCTTAAAAAAATACAAAAACAACCATATAAACGAACTTACGATGAAAATGATTTTATGAATTTTGAAACGTTAACAGAATTCAATACAAAAAAGCAATGGGATAGAATAGTTAAAAACGTTCTTAATAACCCAGAATTTTATGCATGCATAACTTCTCTCAATAGAAAAACCTTCTCTATTAAATAATGAAGTCTAAAGCTTACATACTTTCACAAATTTCACATCTTCTCGTTGAACGACATGGTTATACACAGGAAAAGGCAGATAGGTACGCAGAATTACACAAAGATGACAAAGTTTATGAACTTCTTGTTTTAAAAAAGAATTTATCAGAACAGGAAGAGTATCCAGAAATATCGTACCGAAAATCAATTTGGAGACATCACTACGATAGTGATTAAATCAATATAAAAAAATAAAACCACTACTTGGTAAGTAACCATGTTTAAATCATGGTGTAAAGAACAGGGGTTCTGGAACAGTACCAATGTATCACATGTGCTTATGGACGGCGGTGTCCTTTCAGTGCCATTTGATAGATTGAATGATTTTTATACTAAATATGTAGATTCCTATAATTCAGGCGAAAAGATATTCGTTGTCGAACAAAAAACTGAAAATTATAACTTCTTCTTGGATATCGATTACAAGGACGAAGATGAGATTGGATTTTCAGAACTCGAAAATTATTGTAAAATAATTTGCGAACGAGTTAAAAAAATGGGTGGTAAAGAAGCACTCATTTCCGTAGCTCAACCAAAAAAGGTAGGACACTTAATTAAAACAGGGATTCACATAAATTGGCCCGATTTTGTCGTAAATCAATCATCCGCTTTAGCAATACGAGAAAATCTTGTAAGGATAATGAACGAGTATTACGGATCGAGAAATTGGAACGATATAATCGACGAATCGGTTTATGGAAGTTTACAAAGAAAGGCTAAGGGAAGTGGTTTTCGTATGCCATGGTCTCACAAAAAGGGTAAACACGAGGAGTGTTCCGGGAAAGGGTGTGCCGAATGCAACCATACAGGTAAAGTAACTCAAAGTGAATATTTACCGATATTTATATACAGGTACGGACCATTTCAATTACTCGAAACTATAAACGGCCAGGTAGCAGATGTTAAAATAATGAACATGGCAACTTTACGCACAGAAAGAGACGATCCCGTAATAATAGAAAGTAAATACTCAAAAAAACCAGAAGGTTCTTTTACAGCAGCACAGATAAAAAACGAGTTCAAAGACCAGGAAGCTATTAGTCTCGTTGAAGAATTTGTAAGAAAATATTTAGAAGGCCAAAATACGGCAAGAATAACAAAAATATACGAAAGTAATAAACATTTTCTCGTTTCAACAAGTTCACACTACTGTGAAAATAAAAAGTGTAACCATAATTCCAATCACGTGTGGTTTCACATAATAGGAGATACTATAGCACAAAAGTGTTTTTCTACTACTGACATATTAAGACACTTTGGATTTTGTAAAGACTTCACGGGTAAACGACACCAACTTCCTTCCAAAATTACGAATATATTATACAAAGACGGTAAAATAGAAAAGTATAAACCAAACAATACCGTTAAAAAAACAGAACCTGTTGATTTTGAACAGGGTATAGAATTATTGAATGTTTTCATAAACAAAAACGTTTTCAAAAACAAAAACCTTAAAGTAAACAAGGTAGAAAAGAAAAATACAAAAAAACACATTGTTTTTACATCGTACTCGTGTGAAAAATGTATAAGTAATGTAAATTTTGAAATAGAAAATAAATTACTTATTCAAAAATGTAAATGTAAATCACCGCCTAAACACATATTAACCAATAAAATATTACAATCTTTGTGAACATCGTGTTAATGAGTAAAATACTTAAAAGAAATGTGTTAATACTATTTAAAACATATGTCTGCTGTAAGTCGAAGAACACGCTCGGGAAGATTATCAAAAGCACCAGAAAGATTAGAATTATTTGAAGAGGTAGAAGATGACTATAAGGAAGATGAATACGATACAGACGTTGATCTTCTTCAAACGGACGACGAAGATGATATATGTACAGATGAAGAATCTTCTTCTGAACACGATTCAGATGAAGATGAAAATGGAAATTTAAAAGGATTTGTCGTTGACGATGATGATGACGATGCCGATTATTCAGGGGAAGAGGAGGAAGAGGAGTATTCGGATAGTGAGTAATATCAAGCTTAAAAAAAAGAATTTAATCTATATAAATGGAAGCCGAAGTTGGAACACCAATTGAATATAACCCAGAAGAGTTTTTAAACAAGGATAACGACTTACATGAACAGGAACCAGAGAATAACGAACAATATTACGCTCCACCACAACCACCAATCTACGCACAACAACCAATACTACACCAAGAAAAACCTGATATATTTGCAAATTTAGACAAAACAGGGTACATCATAATATTTGTTGCATTTTTGTTGGGATTTTTCATGGGTAAAACCATGCAACCAGTTATTCTTAGACCTGGATAGGTTTACCTTCTATCCAATACACACTCGAAGGTGTTTGTTGACCCCTAAAATCACCAATCTCCCCATATGATGATTCAGTAAAATACGATCGACTCGTAACTAGTGGATCATCAAATGTATTTTTCATAACTTCGGAAGCAGTTACTTCGTCGTTATTTGTAGCACTTTTAGAATCACCGGATGTTTTTTCAGGTTTATTTTTTTGCTTATAATACAATCTCAAAAATAAAGTTAATACACATATCAAAATAAGAATGGTGATTATGTTCAATATAATACTCAACATACTTACATTTATGTAACAAAATTAATTTAGTCTAGTCTTGTTTGTTTTCTTTATCATCAGACGTTACTTCCTCTTCACCCCCATCTTCACTTTCCTTGACCTGGGCGTCCGTAGAATTTTCAACAACGACTTTGTCAGCATTTTCCTTCATTTCCTTTTCTTCTTTCTCAATTTGTTCCTTGAGTTCAGCCTCGCGCTTAAGTCGAATTGCTTCCATTTCTTTAGCGACAATCTCATCAGCTTCCTTAACCAAATCTTCCATATCCGCATCTGGTTTTTCCTTTTGGAGACGTTCCAAAACTTCACCCGGGTGACTTACGGGAGCTTCATCGGGTTTGGTATAAAACTTGGAGTTTTCATCACCACCCTTAAAGTACGTATCGGTACCTGGTGCCTTAACAGCCATCATATCCGTTTTACGTTGTGAAAACATGGCGGCGGCCTGAGCTTGATTTTCCTTGTACCCCACCATAAGTTCTTCGAGCTTTTCATCCGAATAATGTACGTCTTCAATTTGAAGCGGGTCAGGTGGAATCAATAACCATTTATACATATCAACAACATAAATATCAAACGTTGCATCTTCCTTTTGAAGACGTTTTGCATGTGCAGCTGCTTCATCACGTGAATTAAACGCGCCCCTAATCTTAATACCAAATTTATCATTCTTTTGTGGTGCTTCTGGTCCTACTACTGAAAGACAGGCATAAAGTTGACCCGGTACGGTCGTGTAATCTTGTTCAAGAGATGTCATTGTTTATATATACTTGTATATACTTAAAACTTTAAGTATACTAATAAATAATGTACTGGAAAAACCAACCTGTAAAAAAAGAAGAAAACAATTGTATTAAGGGCGAAATAGATTCATCCGAGAACCTTAAACTCGAAAAAAACATTTTACCGGATGGTTACGAGTGGGATTCGTGTTATTTAGAAGAATTATGTATGTTTCTTAAAAAGTATTACATACGGGATTCACTTTACGCGTTCGATTACCCACTCGAATTGTTAAGATTAGCAATCGATGAAAAATTCGTTATATCTATACGCAATTCAGAAACTAAAATCATGCACGGATGCATTACGGGCGTTCCATCCATGGTAAACGTAAACGGAACGTCACTAAAGATGATCCAAATAAACTTTTTGTGTATAGATAACGATTCGCGATCAAAAGGGTTTGCACCTTTACTCATAAACGAAATATCGCGTCGCGCTCGAGAATATAACATAAGACAAGCTATATACACTATAGTTAAACGCGTATCCCCACCGTTAACAGAAGTAAGGTATTGGCACAGACTTATAAACGTTAAAAAACTAAATTCTATAGGGTTTTCAAAAGCAAGCAAAATACCAAATTTAGTATTGGGATCATCGAGTTTTAGGGAAATGACTAAAAATGATATTCCACGTGTTACACGAATGTTACAAAAACACCTTCGTCAATTTAAATTGTACCTCGAAATCGATGAAAAATACGTCGAAAACTGGTTATTACCACGTAAAGATGTTATGTATTCCTATATAAGTGATACTACCGATCAGTTTCTTTCGTTTTATAGTATACCTTACGTACACGTAGAATCTGGGAGTGTAGTAAAACAGGCATACACGTTTTATAACGTAGGAAGCTGTTTGAAAGATGCGATAATAATGGCGCGTAATAGAGGTTTCGACGTTTACAATTGTACAAATATAAGTGTAAGCGAAGAAGAACTCGTTATGAATAGATTTATGAGAGGTACGGGTACGAATAATTATTACTTGTATAATTGGAATGTCGATGAAAAAATAACACCCAAGGATATTGGATTTACATTAGTTTAAGGTTTCCATCTGAGAAACGATGGTAAAGCGAATAAACAACCGAGTAATATGACAGTGTCTATGAAAAGAACTCTATTTTTGATTTCGGGACACCAATTCTTATACTTGATGATCTGATCCGAATCTTGAGGTTTTATCCAATGGTAAAACATGGCGAGGTACGTAGGTCCGAGGTTACGTTTACACACGTACCAGTGGTCGTAATAGGCGAGTGCTATGTACGGAAAATATAAGAGTCCTAAAAGGACCCACTTGTTTCTATGAGGTAAAAACCAGTACCCACCTGATAACGCTAACGTAAGCACTATACACTTCCAGTTTGCGACAGGTTGGGTATCGTCACACTTCTTATCTTCGATTTCCATTTCCATTTCCATTGCTATTGCTATTTCTAAGATATTCTGAGATAAAATTTTGAGTAAGTCTATACATATTTGCATTAGTTTGATTTTTTATAATTTGTAAATCCTTTAATTGGCCTAACGATTCATCTTGTAATTCCAAAAAATGAACTATCGCTGCAGTTGTGCGTTTTCCATCTTTAGCCAATCTATTTACATTGTTTTTCTTTTTCTGAGACACTGCCCTATCAAATTCACGTCTTATTCTTTTTTCTCTGCGCTGTAACTCTTCAATTAATTTGAATCGTTCGGAAATAACTTTTGATACATCTTTAATAATTTTATCAACACGATTAATTTTATTTTTATAGTCTTTAATGTTTTTCGCGTTTCTCCGAAATATATTATTTACCATTTCTGTAAACTGATATTATTTTTTGTTGTTAATTTTTATAAGTAAATTTTTCATTTTTGTAATTACCTGTTTCTGGTTATTAGAAACGGTTCCGTCGTTTTTTGGTTTAAGTGCTTTTAGTCTGTTTCCAAGTTTTAATAATTCATCAATCATCTTAGATTTTTCTTGTTCGTTTAATATATCATTTAAAACTTCTCTTATAGCTATTGTTTTCATAGGACTATTGGAATTACCAAATTGTAATCGTTTTCGTAATTTTTTACTCTCATTCTTCTTTTTGTTAGTGCTGTTGGAAACTTGGTTAAAATTTTGTAACAAGTTTCGTTTGGTAGGCATTTATATAGTCTGAGATTTTTTACCTTAGTAAACCATTTAAAAAAGAAAAATTAAATTAAATAAATGGAGGAGATACGCAAGTACCATAACGAGTCTAAGCGTCTCCTCATCCAATCGGCTACCCGCGAAGGCGACAGTATTTTGGATGTAGGATGTGGATTCGGTGGTGATCTCCAAAAGTGGCGACACGCCGGGGCTAATATAAGTATGTGCGAACCAAACTCAGATTCACTTAAGGAGGCTAAGTCGCGCGCCAAGAACATGAAAATACGCGTTAATTTTTACGAAGGTGATATATTCGCGTGTCCCCAAAGGAAATACGATGTCATATGTTATAACTTTGCGTTACACTATATATTCGAAACGAACACGTTATTCGAGACGTCTTTATTAGCAATTAAGAATAGAATGAAACCCGGGGGTCAATTCATAGGAATCATACCGAATTCCGATAAGATTATCATGAACACACCCGTAAAAGACGAGTTAGGGAACTACTTTTTAATGAAACATACGAGTTCGGGTAGGTTCGGTGAAAAGTTGTACGTGCACTTAGCCGATACGCCGTATTACGCGAGTGGACCTAAAGTCGAACCTATAGCGCACAAGGACATGTTGTTTACGCGAATGGAAGATTTGGGGTTTACTTTAACACTGTGGGAAGATCTTAAAGGGAACCCGGTTTCGGAT